CAAGGGAACTTGTATTATATTGTCGCCAATCTTTAATACTGCCGCCGGTGCGTGAAATGTTTCCATGAAGATTAGAGGGACAAAATGATAGTCCACATTCTTAGGATCATTCCAATCCAGAACTGCATAACGCAGGTCTTCCACTTCCTCGGGCAATTGATTTAATTCAAAAGCCACATTGTCAACTGTCAGTATATTCATAGATATTTTACTCTTTGTACAGCATAAGGATAACCTGCATCCTCATAATATTTCTTTCTTACAGTAAGATGCTTCTTACTAAACTTCGCACTACTCGTCACATCCCAAATCTCTACATGGTCCTTATCTTGAGCTCGTCTAATGCCGCGCCCAATACTTTGTATAACCCTAGTAAAGCTCTTTCCGGGCTCCAAAAGAACCAAATTAAATATCCTAGGAATATTAATACCCACAGCGGCCACACCGTAAGTCGCCACAATAATCTTTTTATCGCTAGTTTTAATCTCATCGTAGTGTTCTTTTCTGTCTGTTGTTTTCATAGTGCCGCTGACGAATACACTATCTGGTAAACGTTCAACTAGCATCTCCCCACACTTCACACGATCAACCAAAACCAATGTATTGCCTGATTCCGACAATGTCGAAACTAAACTAGCCAAATAGTCTATTCTTGTTTTGTTTGTTGTTAGAAATGTTAATTCTTCTTGATACGTAGGGTATTCTACTGTATCTTGTAATTGTAACACATTCACTGTACAATTAGCAAGTACTCCGAGCTCTTGAAGATCTTTTGCGGCAATTTTATTTACCACATTTCCTATACATGCAATTAACCCAATTCGTTCAAAATCTTCTTTGGGGATCGTACCTGTAAGTCCCCACCTTATAGGTACATTGGCAAATGCACCACTGAGTAATGCTTTAAGCACATCTGCTTTGGCTTGGTGTGCTTCGTCTATAATTACAGCCACTAAGTCTTGACCAAACTCATCTAAACCAATAGGACTCAGACCTTCTTTAAATCTTTTCTGTAGACTATGTAGACTTTGCCAAGTACAGATGGTATGTGTTTTGCCCAGTTCTTTTTTATCACCAAAGTAAACGCCTACATCCAATCCCAATAGCTCATAGTCTTCCAAAGTTTGGCGAACCAAATCCTTGTTAGGAACAATAACCAAACTTCTGCCATAACCCTGCACACTTTTACTCAATGTGGCAGTTGTAATAGTTTTGCCTGCGCCTGTTGCAATTTCTTGCACACACTGTGGATTCTGTAAAAACTTATTGATAGCTGTTACCTGATAATCACGCAACATCACAGGGTTACCCTCTTGAGGATGGCCCTTGGGCCAAATAGTCTGCTTGTGTGTTGACTCTGTTACTTCCAGAAAATTAAAATCATAGACAGGTCTACTATCATCTACATTTATTTTGTATCCCTCATCTACTAATATAGGTAAAATCCTATCCAGTAAATTAAAGTAACTCGCTCCACCCAATGAGAAGAAACTTACGCACCCATCCCAACGACCTAATTTATAGGCCGGTGTATGCCGCGCATACTGCATAAAGAATTTAAATTCTTTTTCCAGCTTTCTTCTTGTGCCAACTTCTAGTCCTGAGACTTTGATATTAACTTCGTCTCTTATATGTATAGTACAATCCATAGCGTATTATACTTGCTTTATCAAATAAAGTCAATGAAAAAGGCTACCTAAGTAGCCTTTTTAGGAGTATTTTAATTAGAAAGACTTAACTGCCATAACACCAATGCTGTTTGCGGTATTACCTGCAATGCCGCCTACGTTAAATTGTCTTGCAACATTTACGTTTACACGATCATATCCCTTGCCAATTACAGTATAGCCAAGTACCAAATCCATGGGCTTACCTTGTTGGCGCAAACTGATTGTTTCTGTGCTAACAATAGCCCGAGCATCTGCGCCATCGCCATTGTCAGTAAACTCATAACCAGTTACGCCTGTTACAGTAGCACTACCATTTCGCACACTTACCGGACTAACTACACTTAGACTCACAGTGTCTTTATTTTGAAAAACATTGTTCTTAGCAACACCCATTCTCCAAGTATCACTGCTAATACGATTACCAAGTTGGATCATACTATCTGCCACACTTCCTGCACGAGTAACACCAAAACCATAGCTACCAAATACTGCTACACTACCAAACTTGTGTTCGGTGCCAAGTTGCAAATAACTTGTACTGCTATCACCAAATGCCATTGCACCTGCGCCATAGTTACCCAGGAAGCCTGACTTTTCTGTCATGTTACCAAACTGCACACTATAGCTAGCACCTTGATTATTGTACGTAACTTCACTGGCCATACCAGTTTTAGTCTGCATCATCTTAATGCTGTAGTTTTCGTTTACTGGAGTAGACATTTCTGTATAACCTACTGCATTCATTGCCAAGTAAGAACTAGAACTACGATAAGTCATTACAGGATTTGCAATTACTGCCTTAGTCATGTCCAATGTATAGTTGCGATTGTAACTATCAAGTCCTTGGACATTTTGTAGCACACCACTTGTCTTAATACTGGCGCTACCGCTAGATGCAACACCTGAGGCAGTCAAAGGAATAGCAGTACCATAACCTTTGAAATTTGCAATAGTAAGCAAACCTTGTGGTAACGTAGCCTTATCAAAGTTAACCATGCCCCAACCATAAACTTCGTCTACGCCTTTGGCGCCCATGTCAGTGGCAGTTGTCTTAACCAAGTGAACAATCTGAGCAGAGCTAAGTTGCGGCCACGCCTGTTTGAGTAAAGCAACACCGCCACTAACTACTGCGGCAGCCGGACTTGTACCTGTTACACTACCGATACCATTTGTACCACCCGATTTGATAGCCGCATCAGTTCTGCCTGCGTCTGGAACCGCACCCATCATACCTGTGCCTGGTGCCACTACATAAAAGTCCTTAACATAGTATTTGTCATTGCAGACATTGCCAGTAAAACTATTGCACAATGTACCTGCTTGGTTGCTACTAGTATTCATAGTCCAACCGCCTTTGCCATCACCAACCACGTTACCGACAATCAATGCACGGCCGCCCATGAGCAAATTGCCGTTAGCATCTGTCTGTGTTACAAATGCCGCTGGCATCTGTGCGTATTTTGTACCTGCGTTACCTGATGATACAACAATAACAGACTTAGAAGTTGCGTTAGTAAATGCCGCAACATCTTTCATCGAGTTACCATACAAATAACTTTTACTATTTGTTCTAATCATAGCAAGAGATTCTGGAGGAGCTCTAAAGATGCCAGGGCTAACTTCTACTGTAGTTGCTTGGAAGGTTGTGTCAAAGTTTGAACCTAGGCTAAGGTTGATGACGCTTGCACCGGCCTGTTCTGCCAATGTCATACTTTTAAATACTGCACTCATATTAATGCCAGTGCCACTCAAGCCATTAGATGAGCTGATAGAACTATTTGCTTGGAACAACACTAATTGAGCATCTGGGGCTACACCAACTGTACCCCAACCATCCAACTTACCAGCGGCAATACTGGCCATTTGAGTGCCATGCACACCTACTGCGGTTGCTGTTGAACCTACGTTGGTTAGGCTAATTACTTTACCTTTGATATCACTGTGATTGACATCAAAGCCATTATCAACAATACCAATGACTACACCTTTACCTGTAAAGCCACGCTTCCAAGCTTCTGTGGCACCAATGGCTGTCAAGTATTTGGTCTGTGTTTCTGCTTCTCTGTTAGCGAATACCTGTGCCTGCACACTTATTGCTAAAGTAGAAACTGCCACTGCTACTAGGGTTGGTTTGAATTTCATTTGAATTCCTTTTACTGTTTAAGTACTTATTATAGCACAATGCCCAATTAACGTCAATTAATTGGGTTTTTGTTTAGTTTAGCACACTTCTGCACGTTTCAAAATTGTAGTCTCTGCAAGACGCTTCCAGTTGTGCTCGCTCATCTTACGCAAGTCTGCAATCTTCAAAACTGTACGCAAACTCAACTCACGCAAACGATTTTTCATTTCCCACATATATTCTACAATTTCGTTTTCAGCGCCGGGTGCAAAATCATAACTGTTCAACATGCCATCGCGAACGATTTGTTTGATACGCAGAAACTTGTCACGTTGAGTGTCCATGGTCAAGTCCAAATAGTGACAACGTGATTCCAAAGCATCTAAGTGATCACGAAGTTTCTTACTACGAACGTGCTCAAACTTAATGTTAGTGATAAAGATCACACTACCTTTAAAATCAAAACGATCTGGAACACCTTCACGACGCAACATGTTGCTGTCAATGTTCCAAGAAATTGTACGTTTCTTAGAACTGTCTAATGCCGCTTTCAAAATGTTTAATGACAAGTCGTCAAGCAAAATGCTGTCACAGTCGTCAAACACTAGAACATTGCCTTCGTCTGCGAACTGGAAGAGTTTGCAGTACAAACCAATCGCAGACATTGCACCCTTAACAACTTCAAAACGGTTCTTACGCTGAGCCATCTTGTCAAACAAACTTGCCTGCTCAAGCACCTTCTCAACTCCAAAGGATTTACCTACACCAGGAGGACCACTGACAATCATAGCACGGACAGCACCTGTTGTGGTACCTTCTGCCATTTGATCTAGGATATCAAAACGTTCACGAATACGCTCTATGGCGAGTTCGTCACTTTCCGGAGTAGCTTCTACTTCGGGTTCTTTGGGTTTAACAATGGTCAACACATTGTCTTCTTTGTTTACTTTATTAATTTCTTTATCTGTCATATCTGCCACACTTTTTCCTGACACTGTAATATCCTTTCTGCTAGAAATACGAATGCGAACTTCCTTGCCTTCGCCTTGGCCGAGACTGCCATTATCTTCTACTGTAACGTACATGCCTTTGGCACCTTCACGTACATCTTGTACAAGACGGAACGTGCTATTGCGAATATCAATATTGCGATACTTACCGCTGAAAACTGTTACATTAGCCATTTAAAAACTCCTGTTTTGTTAACTGATACAAGTATTATACACTAGAAGTGAATTTACGTCAATTATTGGGTATTAATCGACTTGAACATCTGCAATTTTTCCATCGCGGAAAATGTAATAACAATTTACTAACCCATAATTTACCCAAATACAGTCATTTCCCGGGCGCATATCGTAGTTTTTTATACCCTTTTCCTCAAGGTCAGCGGTTACCAACATAACCTCAAAGGGGTTCAAAGGTCCTGTAATCATAACAAATCCACTTGAACATGCTTGTTACGGATAGTGGTTCCAAGCCCTGTAGGGGCTGTCTCGCCCTTTCGATTGGCTTCATAACGCAAATATGCCAGCTTCATCAGAGCTTCCCAGCATACTGTACGAGCTGTAACTGTAGCGAACTGCTCTGTCATTTGCTTGACAGTAAGGTACATGCCAATGTCATTTTCACTGCCATCGCCCTTGAAAATAACACGAAATTTTTGGCTATTTTTGAAGCCTTCAACGATTGTTTTTGTACGCATTTCAAACCCTCTTTTTGTTAACCGATAACGTATTATAGCGCATAATTGAATTTACGTCAATTATTGGGTATTTTTGGGTTTTCACAGTGAAAAACCCGGGTCAAACCCGGGTTTTTAGCTTAAATTACTGTATTACTTGGAAAGCTCATATCTAGCATAGAATTCAGCGAATCTTGGATTCACATTGTTATAAAATTCTCTATGTGCTTCTTCTGTCTGCCATGTAGGTGCAGGTCCTGAACAATCTGCGCCTGACGCCGTCAATTTAGCATCGAACTCGACGCATAGTATATTGCACTGTTCTTGTTCCTCGGCTGTCAAATTTGCCGCTTGCCATTCTTTAAATGTTGCCATGTTTGTTTCTCCTAACAATGATATTTATCCCATAGTGGTATCTTCCATGCCCGCAACCCTCAATTTTGTAATATTGTTAATTTGATATTGTTTGGCATCTATGGCTTTCATCAAACCAAGATACTTGTTACGAACCATGGCAAATTCATTTATCAATAACTGCCATTCAACTACATCAGGGTCACCGTCAACATACCTATCTGCGTCTCTACTTGTTAGAGTACGATTGTAATTTTCAGTGTATTTCCTAAACATTTCACTGCGCTTTTTTCTAAGCTGAATATTGAGCCATTCTAAAATAGCCTCAATCTCCTGTAATTGATTAAACCTGTATTCCACAATACCAGGCATCAGTCTGGCGTTTGCTTCCAAGTTGCCTTTAATGCTGGTATCGATCCTAGCGTTAGACAACTCAGACTCAAAATAGGATATGGCATCTGGTAACTCGCCTAAGTTACCAGATACACGTCTATACCAATCACTCATCAATCATTATCGTAGTCGTAGTTGTCTTCACTGTAATCATCTTCATCGTCGACAATATCGTCAACAATATAGATGTCTTTAATTACAGTGTCCAATACAGAATCATTGCCCAATAGTTCTTCACTGACACCGTCCATGTCATAGTGATTTTCTAAAGTGCGTAACAACGTACTTG